ACGCAAGGCGAAGGAACAGACGATTCAGAAGAAAAAGACACCTCAACCAAACCATCCATCAGCAAGTTCCTTTGCTTTAAGTCGCAGTGTTTCGTGCTCTTCTGCATCTACACCACCATTACGAATGGCGGCAATCTCAGCACCGTAGGTGGGATACTTAGTGCGGATAACAGCTTCTACAACCTCACTGCGGCCAGTAGTCTTTTTAACTACCGCTTCCTCACACTGCCACTGTGTAGATTGCTCACCGTCAATATCCTCTACCGTGGCCTCTTGGTGATCCCAGTGAATACGCAGCTTGTCACCGATGACTTGATAATCTTCTAGCTTTTCTTTTGATGTCACGCGCATTTTTGCAACTCCTTAATAGCCTCTTTACTTTTATCTACAGCAATCAAGGCTTTTTTGGTAATGTTGTTGTACCAGTAAGCCTTAGCTTGTACGTTCTTACACCATCCCCAGTATGACCCTACTCCATTAGCTATCTGATAATCTGTCATTCTGTCAGGGCTTCTGATGATATTGTTCTTTTTGGTCTTTATCCCTTCTGCTATGCTCTTTCTTAGTACAGTCTTGTCAGGCCAAAATACATAGCCAACAAAATCTAACCCTCTTTTGTCTATAGGAAACACTTGCCAATCGTTCTTTACAGATAACTTAAAATCTTCTTCCAGCTTATCGAAAATCTGCTTTCTTAACTCATGCGCTTGATAGGAACTTTCAGTAAGTACAACAATGTCATCACAATACCTGAAATAACCATACGGCCTCAATTTTTGCTTAACCCACCAGTCAAAGTCGTTAAGGTATATGTTGCCTTTGTACTGGCTAGTGTAATTGCCTATAGGCGCGCCAGTGTTACTATCAATAATATCGTCAAGTAGCCAAAGTGTGTCCTTGCACTTTATCTTCTTCCTGATCTTTTCTTTCAGTATTTCATTGTCTATGCTGGGATAGTACTTGCTTATGTCAAACTTCAAGGCATAGATGCCGTTACTGCCTTTGACCTTTTTCTCTACTCGCTTTCTAGCGTCGTGTGTTCCGCGACCTATTATAGATTGGAATGTGTCTCTTATAAAACTTGCTTTCCAAAAAGGCTCACAAACCTGAACTACTGCATGTTGCACTATTCTGTCTGGGAAGTATGGCAGTTTATGGATGACTCTCATCTTTCTGCCGTCCCAGCGATCCATCACTTCGTATTCGCTAGTGGTAAAGGTTTTGTTTTTAAGTTCCTCTTGTATCCACCTTATGTAATACTCTGGATCAGAATCTACCATTTGGACTTCACGGTAGTGTGACTTACCCCTTTTAGCTTGCTTGTGTGCGTACAAAAGGTTATCAAAGTCCGTTATCGTTTCCCAAAGGTTGCCGTATCGTTTCATAATTGATCCGTCCCGCCAAGCGTTTCGGTTTCCCTACTAAGCTTTTATGGCAACATATTCCACCAAGGGGTGAGGGGCCTGTACCTCTACTATAGCAGCGACGGTCAAACGTCCACCGATATTACGATTATCATTAGATGAATCATTATTCAGATTCCATAAGAATGCTCCTGCATCAGTGCCTTGATTAGCATTCCCACTGAAATGTGTGACTCGGCGGTGGCACAGCGCCCCCTCTAAGAAAGCGGGATAGCAAAGCAGTCCCGCAGTCAAAGATTCTTTTTTCTTAATAAGCCAAACGCCCACCGCAAGTACGATCAGCATTAGACGAATCAGTATGCAGAGTCCAGAAGAACGCTCCCGCATCAGGGCCCTGAGTAGCATGCCCACCGAAACGCGCGACCCGGTTTCCACTATTCTGAAAGTAATCATCTGTCAAGAATGTACTTGACGACCCTCCCACAGAATCAGGTAGAAATGCTCCATCAACATTCTTAATGTCTGTTACAAATCCGTTGCTAGAAGGCATTGCATCACTAATCTGTGTGTAATTGCTTGAAGTATCGTCAGCAAAATCAGTGTCTACGTTTGTGACATAAGGCACTCTGTCAAGGATATTGAATCCATCTACCCAGTCAGCGCAGTTACCAAAAAAGTTCTCAATGCCACGATAAGACATATAAGCAGTGCCGGGGCTTGCACCAGCCGAGGGCTGGCTTCCGTCAGTAGACGCATTACCCCAACTGTTAGATGCACCAGCGACCGTATGAGGGCTGTCGTTCTGGTCTGCACTGCTCCCAATGTAACTGCCATTAGTGTTACCGTCGCCAAGATTGGCCTGGGAATTAAAGTCACCGTACTCTACAAGGTAAAGCATCTGCACAGCAGAGGTCAGCCAGAAGTCTTGCTGTCTCCACCCAGTGCCACGATTAGCAGCCAATGCACGAAACTCATCGCGCTCTAGTCCGACCATCGGGTAGATGCCAGACACAGAGGCCAGCTTATCGTTAGACAAGTCTACGTTACCAATATTCTCATCAAGGTTAAGGCCAGCAATGTAGGCATCAGCAGAGTCGTCGTACACACAAGCATCGTATGCACCCATGTACCTATGGTTTACAACCTCACCATTTTTGATAAATGCAGGGTGTAGCTGGTAGCCAGATAGGGGTAGATCAGAAATCTTCCACTTTCTTACGTCGCCCTCAAACTCTTGCTTAAAATAAAAAGCAGGGATCTCAACCATCACCATGCCATCAGTGCCATCAAGGTTGGCCGCTGTACCGTCTTCCTTTAGCGTGGAATCGTTAGCATCAAGGTAATAATTGACTGTACCGTTATCTAGCAACAAACAGCGACGCATGTTTTCGTGGATTCTAGTAACTCCAGAGCTAAAAGCGTACTCTCTAGAATAAGTGTCTCCTGATGAATCCCAGCTAAGATCTCCTCCAATTAAAGTCTCAAGATCAAACTCCCTGGCTAAAGGAAATCCACCAGTAGTTGTACCATCGTGAACAACTACAGTGTTCTTATCAGTATCAATCGTTACCTCGCCGTTAGCACCAGTGAAACTGGTGTGGTCTGAAGTAGTGCCTCTGCGTAGTTTTAGTTCTGTTGCCATTCTTCAATCCTCTTTAAACAATAGTTCCGCAATCTACAGTGCCGTCAATGTTGACATCACCTGTAACGTCTTGTGTGCCAGTAAAGGCATTCCCGCCTGCAAGGCTAGCTTTCTCTGACTCTAGTTCATCAACAGCATCTTGGACATCTGTAGCTGTTAGTCCTGATGTAGCGTTATCGTAGCTGACTAGGCTTGCACCAGCGGGGTCCCCATCAATAGCATCTGACACGTTAGTGACATCAGATGAGATACTAGAAACAGCGGTGACATCGGTGCTAATATCTGCAACAGTCGTTACTTCAGCAGCAACCCCAGAAACTGTAGTGACATCGCTTGATACTCCGGCAACGGTTGTAATGTTGCTAGAGATAGGGGCAAGTGTAGTAACATCCGTGCTGATCCCATCAACAGTTTCGATCTCGCTCCTAATGTTGTAAACAGATATTAAGTACCCATCAGGAGTACCTAAAACACCATCTGTAGGTGCAGTGATCGTACCGAGGTCATAGTCAAACCCTGCCCCTGCCAAGTCAGTAGCAATAATATCAACTGCATCTGATGACTGTGATACATCAGTAACGCTAGAATCAATTCCAGCAACAGTATTGACGCTAGTGATATTAGTAGCCACTGTACCAATATCTGCTTGATCTGCGATAACAGCAGCAATATCTGATTGAATACTAGAAACAGTAGTCACATCAGAATCAATCCCACTGACGACTTCTACATCAGGAGAAATACCAGCGACTGTTGTGACATCTGAACTAATGCTACTAACTGTGTTTACGTCAGTAATGCTAGTACTAACAGTGTTCACATCAGCGATGTTAGTAGCAGTGGTGTTTACGTCAGTGATGTCGGTAGAGACTGTCTGTACATCTGTGATGTTGTCACCAACCGTGCCCACTTGCGAGGCAAAAGGAGCAAGGGCATTAATGTTAGTCTGTTCAGTCGAGGTAGGCTTCAGGTTAAACCAAGTCCCTTCTGATAGATCGTAAACCCTAGTCATCTGGTCATCTGTGTTGTAGTACAGTGCACCATCAATTAAAGCATTGCCGTCATTGTCCTCTGTAGGGTCAGAAGACTTAGCCCCTAGGTATCTAGCGTCAAAGTTATCGAGCGTTGCGTCAGCAGCCGCTTGTGCCGCCTCAGCAGCAGCCTGAGCCTCTTGTGCAGCAGTGAGCGCCTCCCCAATATCGCTTTGGGTAGCAATCACTGAGCCGTCTGGCAATGTGCCTTCTTTTGGACCTCTAAAAATTGTCATTACTGTTGACCCCCACTTTGCAGGTTTCTAAGTTGTTGAATAACTTGTTCCCTTTGTTGCTGAGACTCCGTTTCTTGACCAGCAGTAGCGGCCGGCCTTGCTGCTGCACTGGGAAGAATTTCAGCAGTGTCCCTGATAGGCATAAGAAGGCCATCAATAATTTCCGCTTGCTTGTCGCCAGAGATTCTTTGTGGGTTTGTCAACAAATCTTGCATAACATCCTTGTCTTTAACAGCCCTTACTAGAATCGATCTTGCCTCGTCGTTTGTCATTCTTTGTAGAATCTTTTGGGCTTGCCCTGAGAGAATACCTGGAGTTTGTACAGTCCCACCGCCAAGGCGACCAGCAACACCTCTGCCTGCTTGAGCACCACCAATCCTTGCAACAGCGGATAGGATTTGACTGGGCGCATCAGAAATAACACCCCCTGTCGATGGTCTAGACCCAATGGCTCTTTGAATGTTAGAAAGCCTCTCTGATATTGTTTTTAACCTATCAACCTCCTCATTCGTAAAAACGCCACCGCCAATCAGATCGTCTGCAAACTCATCAACTCTGTTTTTTAGTTTGATCCCGTTAACAAACTCTGTTTGAGAAAACTCGTCAATGACGCCAGAGCTTCCGGCTTTGTTAAAGAGTTCATCAACAAAAGCAGACTTCAGGCCCTCAAAAGCTTTTCCAGAATCGTCTTCTTTAACAGTAGATACAAGGTCTGATATTAATTTGCGTCTTCCTGACGTTGTATTCAGCACTCTCTGAATTTCTTCACCAGTGTTGGCTTTTAAATAAACGCCTGTGCCCAGCCTTTCCCTTTGGGCAATAGAAAGATTTCCTACGTTGCTTTTACCTACTAAATCGTCAACAGCAGTCTGGTCAGTAATTGAAGAAGAGAGCCTTTGCCTTAAATCAGGGAACTGGTCTAGGGCTGCTTTGTTTTCTGAAAGAAACTTTCTAGCTGCGTTGACGTTGATTCTTCCGTTATCAACATTAACTGATCGAGTCACGAACAGGTCACGCATGTAATCTTCCATCTGTTTAGAGGCTTGTGGGGATGCCTTCATTAAGTCTCTAATAGCGTTAGACCTGCCTTCTCCACTTGTCCTCAAAATAACATCAAGTGTCTCTGAAGAATTAGCCCCTGTGCCTCTGCTAGAAAAGCCTAAAATGTTTCCTACAGTCCCCTTTGTAAACCTGTCATTGAGTTGCCTAGAAACATTAACAGCTTTTCTGTAACGATCTCCACCATCTACAGAAGAAAGATCATCAAGGAGAGCACGCCTTACATCCTTAAATACACGAATCTTTTTGGCACTGCCGCCTGCCTTATCAGCTTCGCTTCTAGCCAAATCCCCTAACTCGCTGTAAAGTTCGTGAAGCTGCTTTGTCGTTGGATTTGTTGGGAGCGACCCTCCTGAAAGCTGGCCTGTCTCTTTGCTAATATCACCAAACTCTCTTTTAAGCACAGAAGGCAGGTTTCTACGACCTGTTTCTGTTGTTGTTTCTTGTAGGATATTGCCCCAAGCTTTAAAAGCAGAAGGGTTTTCTACAGTAATGTCAGATGGTGTTGATCGCCACATTCTTTTTTCTGCGGCGCGAGCCTGACTATAAGCATTGTCAATAAGGTTTCTAGCATTTCTTGAAATCTGTCCTGTAGACGCACCTGTTCCAGAAATGTTCTTAATACTTGAATCTAGTTTAGAGCCAGCCTCCATTAGCTTCGCGTTAAGAAAGTTTCTTACTGCATCTGGATCTCCAGAGCCTAAAGCAGCAGCGCGTAGCCTCTGAGACTCTTCTCCAAAAGCGCGTGATAGCTGCTCTGCCGAAACAGGGTCTTCGTTCATAACTGCAGCCGTTAGCCTATTGATACCAGGGTCGCTAGACATGGTTGCTGGTGTCTGGATGCTAGTTTCAATATCAACGTCACTGGGCTGTGACAGCCTACCAGCAGAGGTTTCTGGAAAAAGAGAGACATCTCCAGCACGCCGGGCACTTCTACCTCTTGCACCTTCACCCCTTACTTTGTCTGCTACAGTATTTACAACAGACTTCCCTGCACGGTAAGTAAGACCAGTCGTTGTTTTAGGAGCCTTAGCAATAAGGTCAGTTAACGACACGGCTGAAATGCCGCCTAATAACTCACCGACCGCACGGCCCATATAAGGATTTTCCTTAAAAGAGGGTGAGTTTTCAAGGGCAATGCCTCCACCTGTAGCGCCAGCAGCAGAGGTAAGTTCTGCGCCTGCAAGGCGAATAAGGGGAATACTTGTTTTAGCTGCTGCACCAATAAAAGGTATTGCTCCAGCACCAACCTCTTCCACAAATCTTCCAGCTACACTGTCTGCTTCCACGCCGGGTGCCCTAGTAGCCCCAATGTTTGAGCCTACTTCTCTTAGCTCTTTAATAGTTGGCATTAAAGAATCAGGGCTTTGTACGCCGAGGGAAGACTGAATAAGTTCATCAGCAGTCCCAAAAATACCAGCAAGGTTAGCTAGGCCTGTGTTGAAATCTGCAACTAAATCAAGCCCTGGCTGAACTACGTCCCTTGTGGAAATAGTATTTCTCTGGTTTCTAGGCGCTTGCTCTTGCTGCCCCTGATCCCGTCTTTCAGGCTGCATCTGTTGATTGCCAGATTGTTGGCTTTGTAGTCCCTCAAGCCTGCGTAAAATATCTTCTCTGCTTGCGCTCATCGTGTGGCCCCTCCCCTTTGCCTTTCTGATCTAGGGATGTTGTTACTGTCAAAGCTGTTAAGCTTATCTTGCAACGCACCTAAAACATCTGGGTCGTTGGGGATTTTGTCAGGATTAATTGCAGCAAGGTCTTCCCTGCTCATTGATTGGATGTCCTGAACAGTCAGCACATCTGGATCACGCTCTGCCGATGGGTTTCTTAGCCCAAAATCTTCTCTTCTAAGTGCTGGGAAAGGAATATCAGACTCATTTCCTGATGCCATTCCTGCCGTTTCTCTTGAGATATTAAAACGATCAACTGCGCTCTCTACTGTCCTGCCTAAAGCGGCTTTGATTTGATCGGGTGATCCAGACCCTACCCTGAGTGATTCAAGCCCCCTGACAACCTCGTTTCTTCTTACGTCGCCACCACCACGCTGGTCAAGATAGGCTTTTGTTACACCAAGGTTGACAAGAGCGCTTTTTGTTTCAGCAGATGCTTCTGCCAAACCAAGGTTCTCAAATTCTTCTGAGTAAGCATTAACGCTTGTTGGCGCTTCAAGATTAACTCCAAAAGACTCTTGTAGAACACCTTGAAGTTGAGAAGTGGCACTTTCTACACCCCTAGCGACTGCACCCGGAATGCCAATAGTGCCCGGCCTCAATTCATCTTGGAGTCTTTGCGCCTGATTAGCAAAGTCAAGCGTGACATTTCTTAGTTCACCGAGTTCGCTAAAGTCCCCGCCTGAAAAGCCGCCTGGGCCTCCAGTCTCTCTTGCGCCTACGCGCTCAAAGTCTCCGCTATTAACGTAGGAAAAACTTGGGTTTCCTTCGCTATCAACAGTTTGTCTAGCAAGTCCTCTGTTAGTTCTTACAAGAGTTGTTCTATCACCAGTTTGCGTGTTGATATAGCGATCAGCAGACCCTACTGTAGTTTCGTCTCTTTCAGTCTGAGTCCTGTCTTTGATTCCCGCAAGATTCCCTTGAGCATCAAAAGTAGCAATAGCTGACTCGTTTTCTGACAAGCCTGCTGCGTTGCCTAACTCAGTCCCGCCACGAATCACGCGACTAGTTTCAGACCCTTCAGGCATCATCTGCCTAATCTGCATCTGAGTCCGAAGGGCTAGTTCGTTTTGACCAAGTTCCTGGAAACGGCTAGTAACAAACTCACCAAACTCATTTGGGTTAGCCATAGGATCTAGGCCCTGTTCCGCCACTTCCTGTTGCACTTGACGGATAGCCTCTGCACGCTGGACTTCCTGCGGCTTATCTACAAGCCCTGCTCCTTCAGCAGCAGCGCGCCCACCGATCCCTAGCAGGCCACCAAAAGACGCTCCGAGGCGAGCGTAAGGGTTCTGCCCTGCGCCAGAAATAGCGTCAGTCAGCAGTTTTGAACGGCGCTGGCCTCGGCTCATTGGTTGGCTAAACACACCCCCTCCCAATAAACCGCCAGACTGAGTATTACTAGATTGACCTAGTAAATTTGATAGATTCATTAGTCCGTTGGCCATCTAACCACCTCCCGCGAAAGCAGTTGCTCCCGCTCCTACTAGACTGCTAAAGAAGTTAGCCTGATTGGCTTCAGCTTGCTGCCTTAGCCCAGCAGTACCCTCCTGAGCCTGCAATTCTGACTGGCCAAACTGACCGCCAAGCTGTGCAAGGCCGAGCGGAGCGTTACCAAGTCCAAGCGCTGCTTGTAACTGCTGCAAGGCTTGGTTCTGTCCTTGCTGCTGCAGACTAGCCTCAAACTGCTGCCTAGCAAGATCCTGTTGAGCACCTTGTCCAAGAGCGCCCATGCCTAGTTGCTGGTTCTGTAGCGCCTGACTGAGAAGACCCTGCCCTTGCTGGAAAGCCTGCTGCTGTTGCTGCTGGGCACCTTGCAGAAGCGCTTGAGTCTGACCCTCTCTAGTCGCTTGCTGCTGCAGAGCGCCGGTAGTGCTGCCTAGCAACCCCTGATTGTAGAGACGGGATTCCTGAGAAAGCCTTTGCCTCTCTAGTTCCGGCCCAAACACACGCTGCTGGTACTCAAGAGCAGATTGAGGGTCACTAGCAATATCTAGCTGGTTTTGCGCCCTGCCTAGCAGCCCTTGTGCCTGCTGCTGAAACTGAGGGGCCATGCCATACAAATCACTAGCGGCCTGCTGCATCTGACCGCCTTGACCCATCAGTGAACTGACTGAAGGTGTCTGTTCTAAACCTTGGCCTGCTCTTCCAGTTAGACTAGAAAAAAGCCCTTGAAGTTCTGGGGATAGTTGAGCGTTAACCTGCCGTCCATCTACAGAAGCTTGGCCTAGACTAGACCTAACATCATACGGCCTGTACTGGAGTGGGTCTACTGACTCTCCCCCTTCTACTCCAAACAGTCCGCCTACTGTGTCTACTACACCGCCCATTATTGTCTCCTATCTAACCGATAGACTTCTCTTTCGATACCATCATCGCAAAGAGGTGTGTGGTCTAAAACTAGCCCGTAAATACTCATAAACTTTTTTAGCTTTTTGTTATCTTTATGTGTCAAAACGTATAAAGGCGAGTTATGCAAATCAGCTAATAAATCTAAATCTTTACCAAACTCTTGCCTGATTGTCTTGTTGTATTTGTAAACATCAGCGTGGATAAAGGTAGCGATGTTTTTGTAGTTTTCTAGCCAAATGGTGTACTCAGGTTTGTTAGCTACAGCTACCTTGCTGGGAATCATAACTTCATAATAAAAGCTAGGGCAAGGTAAGGAGGCCGGTTTTCGTGAGAGTCGCCCCCACCAGTGTTGTTGATGGTGTGGGTGTGGTCTCCATTGCTGTTAATGTTAAGGCTGTGGGAGTGAGAACCTGCACTGCTTGTAGAAAAATCATCAAAATCGTAAGCACTAGCAATAACATCACTACCGCCTTCCCCTGTGGTTCTATTTTGACCATATCTGTGAGTGTGCTCACCATCTGTGCTAGTTGACCCACTGTGGCTATGGTTGCCTTCTGTGCTCATGCCGTGGTTGTGACTAGGCATCTGTGCTTCTGTAAGAGTTACAGAATCAGCACCACCAGTATCATTCCTATCGTACTGATCGCCTGCGCCTACAACAAAACGGTTTCTTAAGTCTGGAGTCCCGTTAGACCCGTCACAAAGCCCCCATCCCGTAGGAATAGATGTGATAAGGCCAGACCACATGATAATGCCGCCTGAAGGAATAAGAGCAGACGCGGGACTGCCTGTGTCTGCAATAGCCCCGGTAGCAGTAAACTTAGCAACATTATTAGTCTGTGCCGCAGGTACTTTATCAATCTTAGTGGTCGATGCAGATGAAATGTTATTGAACTCTGTATCAATCTCTGCACCAGACACAATCTTGTTAGGATCGCCTGACTGAAGCGTATCCTTAACAGCAAAGTTAACACTCTTTGAATAATTACTCATTTACCGTCTACCTCTGCGAGCAATCTTGCCACCTTTAAGATAAAGGTCAGCTTTTTGTATGTTTAGTTCAGCGCCTGTTATCTCTGTTTCAATGCCAAATTGTACAGATTTTCCGCTACCGGACATTCTGTAAAGAACCTGACTGACAGGGTTGATCCTAGAATACTCTGCTGTGCTGTATTCACCTACATTGTACTCAGATGGGTCAACAAGAATTTCAACAGCGTTGTTTTCTGAGTCGTAACTTGTAGGAAGAAAGTCAAATCCCCAATCAAGCGTGATTCTTGACCCATAACCGCCTTTAATTGTAATTACAGCTTGCTTAAAAATCTTGTTTGATGTCCCCACTTCTCCTTCACCAGAAATCCAACCCGTTTTAAACTGCATATTATATGGCTCGCCATTGTCGCTGTAGTTAATATAGCGAGCAAGGTATCCAGGCTTTCCAATATAAACATTGTCTTGCCTGTCAACAGCTAGGGCAGTTGGGTTAATATCATACCAAGTAAAGATCCTAGCTTTTTTGTCAGGAGTTTGATAACGGATATTGAGATAGAACGTGATCTTAGAAGTTGGGAAAGTAATTAGGTAGAAA